GTTTGCAGAAATACCAGAGATGGCCTTAGGGCAAGGAGCCAATAAAGGCATACTCTTTAAGGTTGAATCAGGTGGGCTGACTGGTAAGCCGTATATGGGTAAACCGGGATTAGATCAGGCTTACTTGCAAAGGGCTGGTGAGTTTGAGGTAAAAGAACAGCTTAATAAGATACTAAATGCGGTTCGTGAAGTATGGGTTTCTCCTGAGGCATACAAGGGAATATCAAAGTCAGAAAAGATAAGGCTCGATAGGATGCTTTCTTCCTTTGAGAAATCTGGGGTAAAAATTAACAAAGTTGATACTTTGCCGGGAAGATAATGGACAAAAGCCAATGGGCTGAACATTTTACAAAAGCATTAATATAAACAAATCAACAATTTACTAATGGTAACGAATGGCAGAGCGTGGTGGACAATTAGGCAATCAGAATGCGGCTAAGTCGAGGATGTTCTACGACAAGCTGCGTCTTGTGTTAACGCAAAACCCAGAGAGATTGCGCAAGATTGCTGAGGAACTGATTACCAAAGCCGAGGAAGGCGAAGCGTGGGCGATCAAAGAGCTGATCGACCGCGTAGACGGAAAGGCGCATCAGGCTGTGGCGCTCGAGAACGCTGACGGCAGTTCGATACTGACAGGCATTCAGGTGACATTCATTAAGCCCGATGCAGATAGTAATTAAGGCTGGTCGCCTGCAAATCTACTTCTGCCTCGGCAAGGTCTATGACATCAACATGGACGGCTGGTCGCGGCAAGGCTTCACAGTCGCGTGGCTAGGCAAGCGTCGCCATATTTTTTCTAAGACTTGGGCAGCATGAGCGACCTTCAAGGCATCGTCGCAAAGGCTGAGTTTCCCAGCAAGGCGCAAGTCTTATTCAATCCACCAAAGACACGCTATCGCGTCCTGTACGGTGGGCGGGGCGGGGCAAAGAGCTGGGCGGTTGCTAGGGCATTGCTCATCAAAGCCGCCAAGACACCGCTGCGTATTCTCTGCGCACGGGAATTCCAGACATCCATCCGCGACAGCGTTCATAAACTCCTGTGCGACCAGATCGTTGCGCTGGAGATGACTAGCTTCTTCGAGATTACGCAGAACGCGCTACGGGGCAAGAACGGCAGCGAGTTTGCGTTTGTTGGGCTAAAGAACAATATTGCCAACGTTAAATCCTACGAGGGCATCGACATCTGCTGGGTCGAGGAAGCGCAGACGGTCAGCCGGAATAGCTGGAACATCCTGATCCCGACCATCCGTAAGGAAAGTAGCGAGATCTGGATCACGTTTAACCCTGAGCTGGAGACGGACGAAACCTACCAGCGGTTCGTGGCCAAGCCGCCTGCTGACGCTGTGGTTCAGAAAATCAACTGGTCTGACAACCCGTGGTTCCCTGAAACCCTGCGGTCTGAAAAGGACTCGCTAAAGGCACGGGACGAGGAAGCGTACAACCAGGTTTGGGAAGGGCTGTGTCGGCAGACAGTTGACGGGGCGATCTTTGGCGCTGAGATGGCTAAAGCCGAGACTGAGAACCGGATCATGAAAGTACCGTACGACCCGACCAAGCCGGTCCACGCAGTCTGCGATCTTGGCTGGGCCGACGCTACGGCGTGGTGGTTTATTCAATTCATCGGGATGGAAACGCGGCTGATCCGATACTTTGAGGACACCCAGCGCACAATGACTAGCTATCTGGCTGATCTGCAATCCTTTGGCTATGTGTACGACACGATCTGGTTGCCGCACGATGCGCAGAACAAGACGCTGGCCGCCGCAGGTCGGAGCATCGAGGACATTGTGCGGAGCGCAGGGTTTAAGACGCGGGTATTGGAGCGCGTGCCGGTGGTTGACTCGATCAACGCCGCGAGAACTATCTTCCCGAATTGCTACTTTGATAGAGAAAATACCGCAGATGGTCTAAACTGCTTGCGCCATTACCGTTATGAGGTTGACCCTGATACCGGCCAGTTCAGCAGGAACCCGCTGCACGACAGATATTCGCACGGGGCTGACGCATTTAGGTACATCGCGCTGATGGTGCGGGAACCCGCAAAAGTTAAGAAAAAGCCCGCGGTCGCTTACGCTGGCGGCTGGATGAGCTGAAAGGACAATCATGGCGTTTCAAGACATGGATGGGCGCATTGGCGAGGCCATCAAATTCCTACGGTTGGTCGGCACCGCCGACAGCCAAAACCGCGCAGAGGCGCTGGGCGACCTGAAGTTTGCTGCTGGCGATCAATGGCCGGTCGAGATTCAGAACAGCCGTAACCTAGAATCCAGACCTTGCCTGACCATCAACAAGATTGACGCTTATGTGCGGCAGGTGACGAACCAGCAGCGCCAGCAGCGCCCACGCATCAAAGTGCATCCGGTCAACAACGAGGGCGACCTAAAGATTGCGGAAGTCATCGAGGGCATCACGCGGCACATTGAGGTCAATTCCAGCGCCGACACCGCTTACGACACCGCGTTCGAGTACGCAGTCAAGATGGGCTGGGGTTACTGGCGGGTCAATACAAATTACATTTCTGACGATTCGTTCGATCAGGAAATATTCATCGACGCGATTGACGATCCGTTCTCGGTCTATTTCGACCCGAACAGCGTATTGCCTGACGGATCGGATGCCGAGCGTTGCCTGATTACCAGCGTTGTTTCCAAAGAGCTATTCCGTCAGCAGTATCCTGGCGCTGACGATGGCGCAAACTTTAGCGCACGGGCAACGGGCGATTCGGACGCTGAGTGGGTGACTAAAGAGGACATTCGGTTAGCTGAGTATTGGTACATCGAGCGCGAGAAAGCCACGCTGGTCCTGCTTTCTGACGGCACGAAGGTGTTTCAGGATGAGCTGCCCAGCGCCGAGATGATGGAAGCCAGCGGGATCACGATTCTGGACAAGCGCCCGACGTTCCGCAAGAAAGTCAAATGGTGCAAGCTGACCGCGATGGAAGTGCTCGAGGAACGCGAGTGGCCAGGCAAATATATCCCGATCATCCCGTGCTACGGTGCGCAGGTCGTGGTCGAGGGCAAGCGCAAGAAATACGGCCTTGTTCGGTTTGCTAAAGACCCGCAAAGGATGTTTAACTTCTGGCGCACAGCACTGACCGAATCCATCGCGCTGGCACCAAAACCCAAATGGCTGATCGCCGAAGGTCAGGACGAAGGCCACGAGAGCGAATGGGCGCTGGCTAACCAAAAGTCAACGCCGGTCTTACGCTATAAGCAAAAAGACATCGAGGGCGTGCCTGCGCCGGTGCCGACCCGCATTCAGCCGGAGCCGCCGCCCGATGGCATCATGGTTGCGTCGAGCGCCATTTCGGACGATCTTAAGACCGTGCTGGGCATATTTGACCCGTCGCAAGCGTTGCCGGGCAACATTTCGGGCAAGGCATTGCAAGGCCAGCAGCAGCAGGTCGATCTGTCAAACTTCCACTTTTACGACAACATGACCCGCAGCATTAAGCACACGGGCAAGATCATCCTCGACCTGATTCCTAAGATTTACGACACCCAGCGCGTGCTGCGGATTATTGGGGTCGATGGCAAGCCGGACATGGTGACGATTAACGAAGTCGAAGCCACGGGCGAAGTCTTAAACGATGTGACGGTCGGTCTATACGATGTGGTCATGGATACCGGCCCTGGCTACAACTCGAAGCGCCAGCAGGCTGTGGACACGATGATGCCGCTGATGGCTGATCCGCAGGTGTTCCAAGCCGCAGGCGACCTATTGTTCCGCAACATGGATTTCCCAGGCGCAGACATTATCGCTGACCGCTTGGCCGCAATGAATCCGATGTCGCAGATTGATCCGAAGTCTGACATCCCACCGCAGGCGCAGATGCAGCTATTGCAGTCGCAGAAAACGATTGCCGATATGCAACAGCAGATGATGGCCATGCAGCTAGAGATTCAGAACCGTGGTCAGGTCGCGCAAATCCGCGAGGAAGGTTCAAGCCGCCGCAAGCTGATGGACGTTATCAGCCGCGCTTACAACACCGACACCATCAACGAAGCCAAGATTAACCAAGCCAACCTGAAAGCTACCACCGACCAGAACAAGGTCGAGGTGGATGCGATGTTGAGGCTGGTATTGGCAGGCGTTCCGATTCAGGCTTTGAGCGCAGAAATGGCGCGGCGGGATGCCGAGCAGCAGACACAAATGGCATTTGCTGAGAATGAGGTCAATGACACGGGCAACCCGTTTATTCAGGCGGGGCAGGAATTGATTTTGCAAGCGATGCAAGGGCAGCAAATGCAACAAGCCGCCGCGCAGGAAATGGCGCAAATGCAGCAAATGCCGCAAGAGATGGCGCAGGCTATGCCGCAGGAAATGCCGCCGCAGCAGCCGATGGTTTGACAACGAATGAATACAGGATGACAATAAACCTACCGGCGGGAACACCGGGTCAATTCTTAGGGAAAACCTATGTCTGAAGTGCAAGAACGACTGGCCGCTAATGTGGTGACCAGTGAGAATCTAGCGGAATTCGCAGCCCAGAAACTTGGTCTAGTTGACAAGCCAGCAGACGAGGCGGTAAGCAATGAAGCTACCGAGCCGGAAGCCGAGGCAGATCAGAGTGGACAAGATGGGGAAGGGAAGGACGCGACAGCAACAGATGAGGCGAAGGAAAAGAAGCCGAATCCTAAGCTAGAACGGCGGTTTTCAGAGATAACCAAGCAGCGGGAAGCAGCGCGAGATGAAGCGCGGCGGGAACGTGAAGCGCGGGAGGCTTTGGAAACACGGCTGCGGGAACTCGAATCGAAGGTCAATCCACCGGCTGAAAAGCCGCAGAATGATCTTGGCGACGAGCCACAGCCGGAAATGTTCAACGATATGTTTGAGTACGCGAAAGCGTTAGCCGAATATACCGCTGACAAGAAATTGCTGGAACGGGATAACGAGGAAAAGGCGCGTAAAGCGGCAGCAGAGCAGGAAGCAAAGTTTTCTGCGTGGGCTGACCGAGTGAATGCTGCCAAGAACGAGTTACCGGACTTTGATGACATGGTGCAAAGCAGTGAGGTTCGGGTATCCGATCCTGTACGCGATGCGATCATTGAATCAGAGCATGGGCCAAAAATTTTGTATTGGTTGGCTGAAAACACCGACTATGCAAAGAAGTTGGCCGATATGTCCACAGTTTCTGCCATTCGTGAGATTGGGAAGATCGAGGCACGCTTCGAGAAGGCAAAAGAGCCGGAGCCGAAAGCTGTTGTTGGGAAGTCAAAAGCGCCAGCGCCGATTAATCCGCTGCGAGGCGCGGTCAGTACCGTTGATGGGAACTTGGATGCCGATGGCAATTTCCACGGCACCTACCAACAATGGAAAGCCGCCCGCGCAAGCCGGAAAATCCGCTGATTAACACCCTTTTCTAAAAGGAAATAGAAATGTCCAACAATTTGCTAACCATTAGCAAGATCACCAACGAAGCGTTGATGGTCTTGGAGAACGAATTAACCTTTTCGTCCGAAGTAAACCGCGAATACGATGACCAATTTGCCGTCGTGGGCGCAAAAATCGGTAACACCCTGAACGTCCGTCGTCCTGGCCGTTTCATCGGTACGACCGGCCCTGCGCTGAACGTTGAAGATTTCAACGAAACCAGCATTCCTGTTACTTTGTCGACCCAGTTCCACGTTGACACCCAGTTCACCACGCAAGATTTGGCACTGTCGCTCGATATGTTCAGCGACCGCGTCCTGAAGCCTGCTGTGGCGGCTATCGCCAACAAGATCGACTTTGACGGCCTGACAACGGCTAAAAACAGCACTGCTAACATCGTTGGCACCGCTGGCACGCCACCGACCGGCCTGATTACTTACCTGACCGCACAGGCGTATCTGGATTCGGAAGGCGCACCGCGTGATGGCCGTCGTTCTTGCATCATCGAGCCATTCACTTCGGCGACTATCGTTGACAGCCTCAAAGGTCTGTTCAACCCACAATCGCAAGTGAGCGACCAGTACCAGAAAGGTCTGATGGGCCGTGATTCGGGCGGTATGAACTGGAAAATGGACCAGAACGTTGTCGCGCAGACTTTCGGCGCTTGGACTACAACCGCTGGCACGCTGACGGCTAACACTCAGTCCATCGGTATTTCGACCGGCTGGGCATCGTCATCGACCATCACCCTGACCCACTCAACTGGCCTGACCCTGCGTCAAGGCGATGTAATCCAGATCGCTAACGTGTTTGCGGTCAACCCACAGAACCGTCAGGCTTATGGTTCGAACAAGGCGCGTAACTTCGTGGTTCAGTCCACCGTTACAGGTTCGGGTTCTTCGACAATCTCGGTTACTGTTGTCCCAGCAATCATTACTGGCGGTCAGTTCCAGAACGTCACCATCCCGACTACTTCGGCTACCGCGACCGTAACCCCGTTCTCGATTGGCACTTCGGCTACCGGCACCGTATCGCCGCAGAACATCATCATGCATCGCAACGCGTTTACGCTGGCGACTGCTGATCTCGAGCTGCCTGACGGTGTGCATTTTGCTGGCCGTGCGTCGGACAAAGAGCTTGGTCTGTCGATGCGTGTTGTTCGTCAGTACACGATTAACAACGACTCG